GCTTTCCAATAAACTATTGAGAGTTGTTGTCTCTTTAGTGCAGCAGAGTATTGTTCAAAATTAACATCTTTTGATCTCTCTGCTCTGCACTTCCGACATTCATAAAAAGATCCTGTAGTAAATTGTTCTTTGTCATTACACTGGCAAAATTTACAGACGTACTTTTCTCTGTTAGGTATTCTTTTTCTTTTTTTAAAATTCACTCGCTAACACCTTAAAATTTTGTTCTTCTACTTTAGGTTTTTTAAGTACTTTCGTTAAAAAGACTGGCCCTTTAGCATAATTAAACACCCTTAGATTAGGATAGCAATGGTGTTTAAACTCACAATAAGAACAACCTATCGCTAATTTTCTATTGCCTAACTTACCTTCTGGAACATCTTTATAACAAAATTCTTTTGGCTCTGGATTACTCACTACTTCCTTAATATGTTCGATCTGTTCCGCTATGTCCCCCTGGAGCTTATCGTGCATAGGATCTTTTTTATCTTTCAAATCATGTTTGAGATAAGTGATATGTCCATTCTGTTTATCCATTGCTAACCACCCAAACTCAGTCTCATCTTCTGAGTGGGCATAAGCTTTAATTTGTCCTACGTAACCAAAAGGATCATCTTCAGCTACCTTACCTTCTTTAAATTTTTTAAAACCAAATACTGAAGTTGATTTAACATCTGTTAAGACACCATCAATCTTACAATCCATAGAACCTTTAACACCTCCTACTTCACAAAACTTCTGTTCATCAGTTACTTTATGTCCAGACATTCTTGTTAAAAACAAAAGTAACTCTTCTATGAGATGCCCATACATAAATTTAAGTAAGGTATGAGGTTGTAATTCTTCTGAGGGAGAACCGTGATATTTATTCCAAATGTATTTATCTGGTCTACCAATTAAAGACATACGGAGTTTTCTTTCATCCCCCTTATGCTCAACTAAAAATTGATTTCGCATTAACTCTTTAACTGCTTCTCCAAAAACTTCTATATTGTTTTCTACATCTATTTCATTAGAAGTTTCTTTTGTAGAAATAAGTTTGTAGATGTCTTCTATTAGTGTGTCTGTTCCCATGAGTCCCCTACTTTATATTCACCGTCTAATGGACAGTCTAAATTAAAACGATTACCTGCTTCTCTAATACAACTAACCGCAAGTTTTCCAAACTCTTCTGCTTTATCTGCAATGACTTCAGATTGAATTTCATCGTGAATATTCCCAACAAAATTAAAGTCTATTTCCCAAAGCTTGGCGTATTCATCCAACAGCACCAAAGCTTTTTTCATTACTAATGCTCCTGCTGATTGTAGTAAAGTATTTAGTGCTGAGTGTTCTGAGCGTACAAAAAGCTTTCTTCCGTCTAAACCTTTGAGTGTTCCTCTTTCGCTAACTTTTTGTATAACTCTGTCTCTAAGATCTTTAAGTGACGGGAGACGATACAAAAATTGTTCTCTAAGTAATCTTCCATCCCCTTTGCTTCCTCCAACCACTGCACCAAGTCTTTCATCTCCTGCTCCGTACAGGAAGGCATAGATGAAAGTTTTTGCTGTATCTCTTGATTTAAGTCCTGCAAGCTTTTGATTAAGGGAGTGTATATCTCCGTTAATAATTTCATTAGTGTATCCCTCACTCTTCATATAGTGGGCTAACATCCTTAGTTCTAAACCAGAGGCATCAACTCCAACGACTTTATAACCGTCTTTAGCAATCCAACAGGAACGACATTCTTTACCATAAGGTGAATAGACTGCTGGAACTTGGGCCATATTTGGTTTAGAGTGAGTAAATCTGCCAGTAACCGCACCATTAGTATTTACATACCCATGAACTCGATTATCTTTATCTGCTACATCTAACCAACTTTGTACCTGGGCTTTCCTTTTTTGAATGGTAATGTATTCAGCAATTAGTTTAGCTTCAGGTATATCAACATTAGCTAACGTAGATTCATCTACAATGGGGTGTTTCTTATCGGTAAACTTAGTTGGTTCCCATCCTGCTTTTTGTAAGTATAGAGCTATCTGTTGTCTGGAAGATAAATTAAAAGGGCGATACTCTACCCTACAAAAGTCCCCAACAACATTCTTCCAATCGTCCCCTAAGAACTTTAAGCCTACTTTACTAAATTCATCAGTATTCTTTTTAGTCTTCGGAGCAATTGCTTTGATAAGCGTAAGGGTGGGTTTAAATGTTTTATGTACCTCATCCTCTATGGCGTATAGCTTTTCCTTAAACTCTGCTACTAAGGAAGTCGCTAAAGAGTAATCTAATAACCAACCATGCTTAACCTGTTGCTGAATTATTGTTTGTACTTGGTGTTCTAGTTCAATAGATTTAAAGTCAAATGCGCTTAACTCTACTTCTAATTGTTTTAAAACTTGCTCTGTCACCGTAACATCTTGTTCGCAATATCGAATCATCTCGCACGATAATCGCTCCCATTCATTATGTGAACCTTTAGGAAAGCATAATCTTTCTCCCCAAGCACGTAGGCTATGGCCTCCTTCTCTGGATGGATTTGCTAAACGAGACAATACAAGACTGTCTAATAATTGATAGGATGAAAGATCTATATTCCATAGTTTCTGAAGAACAGGAAAATCAAAAGCGATACCATTATGAGCAACAATCGTATCAACTTCGATAGTCGCTAAAGCATCCTTAAATTCTTCCTCAGAAAAAACTGTAGAGAATAGATTAGAGGAACAACACCATATTTTTGTAGGGTTTAATCCATCAGTTTCTATATCAAGAATGAGTGTATTACTAGATAAATTCATCTCTATTAAAAATCATCGTCTTGCTGAACATCCCCTACTGGCTTACCTGTTTCCTGCATCCTGCCTATATCTGCTTGATACTTCAGATAGGTCGCAGGGCCAGTCAGTCCCGTATAGCGATTCTTCAGCACTCTCAGAGTAGTCACATTCCTGATATGTTCAGACTCATGCTGTTGATCTCGCTCTAGTCCAATCACAATATCCGATAACTGAGCAATCGCTTGAGATCCTCTTAGCTCACTAAGACTAATCCTACCTCCATCTTCATGCGCTGTGCCATTAGACCGTCTTAAATGAGACACTAAAAATAAGCCAATCCCTAGCTCCTGCACTAAAGATCTGAGTTTCGTCATGATGGCATCAATGTTCTTACGTTCATCCCCTCCTTCTTGAGAAGAAACAACAATAGATAAATGATCCAAAACAATCCATTTACATTCCAATGCCTTTGCCATGTATCTAACGTGAGACATTAAACTATCTTCATTAGTCGATCCCCAGTGGTCTAGGAGATAGAATCTCCCTTGACCTAGGGTAGCGTCCCAGTAAGGCTTAAAATCCTCTGTATCAGCTTCTTCGTCCAGATGTAGGGGTTTATTAGCCGCCATAGACATAATGCCTAGTGCTGTTCTGGTGATAGATTCCTCTAAGGCTAAAACACCAATCTTATCGTCTGTTTCTGTAAACAAATGATGCTGTATTTCCCTTACCAAATGAGACTTACCCATACCACTACCCGATGTAACAGTAACTAATTCAAATGGCCTTATCCCTTTTGTTAATTTATTTAATCCTTCCCACGGGTAGGGAATACTACTAATCTTTCTATCATTAATGAGTGTATTCCAAGTCTCTTCTCCCGCGATAATTCCATCTGGTCGGTACTGTTTAGCAGCCCACCAACAACTAACAAAATCTTTAATGCGATTAGACATTAACATTTCATTAGCGTCTTTCATCGGTAGAGTGCAAATTTTTAGTTTGTTGGGACTGAAGAGATCTTTAACGGAATCTAGTGCGGTTTTCCCTGCATTATCAGTATCGAAACACAATACTACCTGCTCGTAGGAATCCTCTAACCATTGTAGATTTTCTTGCAGTTCCTTCTTTGCTGCTTGTGCTCCATTGCGTAAGCTAATTACATCCCATTTCCGATCAAACATCTCACTGATAGAGAGTGCGTCTAGCTCTCCCTCACAAATGGTTATAAATTTACCTCCACCCACAGTACAAGTTTGATGCCCAAATAGTCCTAGATCTCTGTTTTCCCCAGAAAAACTAAACTGTTTATCCTCTACATATCTAGTTTTAACTGCTAGTTCCTGTAGGGATTCTCTGGAGTAATAGGGGTAGTGATGTTTATTGATTTCCCCTGTAGAACTATATTCAACTTTTACATTAAATTTTCTACACGTTTCCTCTGAAATACGTCTTTCCTTGATCTCAGCAATAATGCCTGACATTTGCTTTACTCCTGCAAATCGTTGGTAACTCGTCTGTTTTGTTAGAAGTTCCTCTGTTGCAGGTTCATAGTACGAGCACTCAGAGGAAAAACACCAGGCATGACCATCACTATAACGTGCTAAATTATTAGTGCTGTTACAAGATGGACACGCCTCATGCCTAACAAACACGCTTTTAGTGTTTGCTAAATCATCCATGAGCGTTAGAAATCAGTAGCGGTTACTGATTCCTCCTCCTCTGCTAACTCTAAAATTTTAACTGCTGAGAGATAAGTAGGTACGCCATGCTCTGGATTCTCTTTACCAAGAGTAAACTTCACTCTCACTTTAGATCCTCTGGGCAAATCAGTGCCACTAAACTCAGAGTTATCCTCATTTAGTATAGGGAAGCTATAGCGTGTTTGGAATTTTCTTTGAAGGATCGGATCTCCATTCAGATTTCCGCTATCGTCTGTCGGTTGGTAGGTTTTGACTTTCACTCTAGCCGACTCCAATTCTTTAGCCGCCTCTTTTGATAGAGACAAAGTAATATTGTAATAGTCGGTTGGTCTGCCCATGTAGGTATCAGTCTCCCAAAGGTTTTGAAAGATACTTTCACCTTCTGCTACTAAAAAGTCTTTAGCCATAATCGTTAGTTCTCCAAGTTTATCGTTAGTAAAGTTTGTTATTAAAAGGGATGATCTTTATCATCATCATCAAATGTAAAATCATCATCGGGTATTATCGAGTCCCTTTTACTGAATAATTCTTCGTCTGATAACTCTTCTAATTTCTTACGTAGATTCTCTTTTGCAAGCATAAGTACCTGATTATGTGGCATAAACGCTAGGTCATACTCCACCAATTCTATGATTGCAAGCATACGGGATCGTTCAGGAAAGTAATTGGATAGATTTTCCACAGCAAAAAGATCTGGTTTTATTTTTTTATCTTTATAATCATCTTCAAAAGACATTAGACAAACACCTCCCACAACAAGATAACAGCAATAGTACAGATAGCTAATGCAATGCCGATAGTTGGCATGGGTTTTGCGTTATACTGTTTATGCGTCCAGTCTATTGCATCCAAATAACTTTTATAAAGTTCTTTCCCGATGTTTTTTATTCGCTCATTCATATGCTTACTCGATCCTCCAAATAGTTTTGATAATTATCGTTGGCAATATCTTTCATACTCTCAATATCACTTTTATTTGAGTGTTTATAGTCAAGTGCCCTAATGGGGAACCATAGGAAGTCATAGCAATTTGGCCCAAGTAGCCATTCGCTAAGACAATATGCGACTGGTGTTATTTCAAACTCTCTGGGGCTATAACTGCCCACAGAGGCATCAAATTCTTCTTCTTCAACATCAAAGTCGAACAAAAGTAGACCTTCGTAGATCTCATCATCTGCCATTTC